GCGGCTATGGCTTCGACGGTGGCGGGGGTGGTGGTCATGTTAAATCCATCCTATTTTCGTGTCAGTGGTGCCGCGATCCCAGACAAACCAAGCGTATGCCGTCGTGCCGGTACTGGTCGGAGCCTCATCGCCGCGCCAAATCGTCAGGCGCTTGGCAAACACCCAAACCCTCGACGGCGGCGCTACGTCAAAAAGCTCGGCCTTGCGCCTCTTGGATTCAAGAAACGACAGCCGCAACAGCCAGCAATGCTTTTCTGCGCCAAGGTCGATAGCCTTTTGCACAAACGCCTGAGCGTGCTTATAAGGCGGGTTTGTGACGATATTAGGCGCAAGGAGCTGGTCTGCGGCTAAGAAGTCAGCGTTTGACGCCCCGAACCCATAATCGTGCAAGTCAGTGCTAATGACCGCGTTTTTCTCCGATAGCACGTCGCTGATGGCTCCGTTACCGCAGGCCGGTTCCCATATGTCGCCGCGAAACGCCTCAACCGCTGCCAAGGCGCGTGTGGCCAGTGGCGGGGTTGGGTAAAAATCATTTTCGTGGCGGCGGGTGTTCATTCGTTAACTCCGAAGGGGGTGGGGTGGTAAGGGGTATATATTTTTATTCCCGCCCCCCGCGATATTTTGATGGGGGGGTGGGTAACCGGATTTCGGTTAACTTTGCACATATTTGGCAGAAATGTCGCATAACGTTAATTATGCGCAACGCGTATCGTGCAAATACAATGACTTAGCTGCCTGTGGATAACTTTTTGCCCTTTTTCTTCCTGTTTGCCTGTTTTTTAGGCATATCGTTGTTAACCGAAATCTGGTTAACTTCGGTCGCGCGTGCGCGTACTTTGTCCAGTTGTGTGTCTTCTGTGCTTTCAATCAATTTGCTTTTAGCCACATCGTTTACCTTGGTTAACAGTTCAAGGTAGCTCCCTCCTTCAACCTTCTGCACATCAACCTGCTGCCTATCTCCGTATAGTTTTGGCGTCATACGACCGGACTGCCATTTCAATATATCGGCAGCCACGCGCAAACCTGCCGCCCTTTCCTTTGGCGCTGTTCTAGCCTCTTGCTTAATTTCATCAAGCTCATCAGCCAAGACCATACCACGAAACTCTAGCGCCAATCTGTACTGCTGCTCAAAAGAAGGGTCAGCCGCTATCTTGCGGCTAATAGTTACCCAAGCTGGCATTGACGGATCACGGCAAACTTGAGACACCGCCTCGCCGCAGGCCACCCTTTCCAGAAATTTGTTAAATACTTCGTCTGGCGTCTTAGCTGACATCGTCGTGATCCTCATCGTCAAAATCTACAGTCAAAACGTAACTGGTATTCTCGTCGATCAACAGCAGCGCCTCATTGCAGTTGTGGCACACTATCGACTGCATACCTTCCCAAACCTTACCGCGCGTATCCTGCAAGCAGTAGTCGCACGTCACGCCCTCTTTATCAAAGAACCAGACCCAATGCTTCTTGAACTCTAGCACCTCACCCATCTGTATCCACCAACTCACCCGCACAGGCGAGATAACCACAACCGTCAACGTAGTTGTCCTGATGATATGGATTGCTCTTGAGACGCGCCATTTTCAACAGCGTCATCATTATGCCCACGTCAATAGGCGTGACCTTGTGATCCAAATGCTCAGACCAATACGCCGCAATCGTTTTGAAGTTGTCCTCCATATTGCCGTGATCCTGCGCCCTATCCTTTGTCACATATTCCTTTGCTGTATCCAGCACCTCAGCTCTTTTCACTTTCGTCACCTTTCACGTCAACTACCTTCAAGTTACACACCAAGCACTCGTGCCGTGTCTTGGTTAAATCCTCGCCCTTATATGTCATAAGCGAATAGCAGCGCGGGCAACGCTGCTTTGACAGCTTTAGCTGCCAGCTACCATCCCCTTGGATTATCATTGTCCTTACCCTCCCTAAACGGCACCTCAACGCTCGCTATAGGCTCGTAGCCCCGCATTAGCTCCTTTGGCCATATATCTACCCTGACGCCATTACCAACGCGCTGTACGTTGACTGTGAGGTTTCTAACGTCAATCCAAGTTGATGTACCGAGAAGCATATATTCCCTATCCTTCAGGATGTCTTCGCGCTCATTGTCGTCCACACGCCCCTCCATCAAAACGGTATCTCGTCGTCTAGGTTAGCCGGAACCGGCTTAACACTCTGAACCTCGGCACCAGCAAACGCGTTCTTTATAGCATCCACCACAGGCGCCTCTTTGTTCAACCCCTCAATGATACGCCCTATCTCATCAACAGAATACACGACCATCTCACGATTGTCGCGCTTTACCTTACCAGCCTCATATCCTGTAGCCGTAATAGCTATCACGCGGCCATTCGGCATCCTGCCCTCGATGTAGTCACCGTTAAGCGGTTTCGCGCCAGCAGCTATCGCCGCCTTCTCTAACGCCGCCACACCACGCAACGTCACCTCAACCTCATGCTCAATAGAAGGATCGCATTTATCTATCGCCGCATTGAGCCTATCCATCTGCTGCTCGAACCTGTCACGCAGGTCGCCGCCAACCAACCACACCAGACGGTCGACACCCCATCGACCCTCAACCTCAGACACAACATCGTCATACCTATGCAACGCGTCCTGCATCCGACGCATTGCTGGCTGAGTAGGCTGATAGTAAACCTTGCTAGGTTTTGGCCTCGGCCTCGTTGTCTTTTTAGTCGCCACTACACCCTCCATTTTTACTTTCCGTTTCCGCTTTCCGAATATCCGTCCGGTTCCTAAAGGAAACCGGATCGGACGGACATTCCGAAGTGATCCGACGGATGTTCCGATCGGAATCGGATATCCTATGTTAACTCTTTGTTTTCGTTAATAAGCCACACTGTCCACTTGTCTGCACCGACCAGACCCTTCTTAATTAGTGCCGTCCGGTCATCTCCGCGCCTTTTTGGGTCTTTATCGGGCAATTTTCCGCCGTGTGCATCCGCCCATTCGCGCGACGGAACGCGGTCTCTGCCGGTGTCTATGATGACATTTCTGAGCGCCTCAAGGGCTATTTTCTGATCCGCATTAAGTGGCTTCGACCGCTTTATCCGCGCCGCCTCATCACCATCCAGCCTCGTCAGCACAACGGATGAGCCTGATATAGACGCAATCGGCGTCATCTCTAGCGTGATATCTGCCATAGGCTCGGCATCTTTTTGCTTCTCAACCCGCATCGTTATGTAGTTTTCGTCCTTCGACACCACCACAGACGTGTCTACCGCGCCAAGGATGGCCGACGAACCTCTGCTCCCACGCTCAACCGCCTTACCGGAGTGGTGAACAAACACGACCGCACACTGCACATGATTACGGATAGCGTCAGCCGCAGATATCACTAAGCCAGTCTCGGTCGAGCTATTCTCGTCAGCCCCGAGCATCGCCCTAGCCAATGTGTCGATATATACCGCCGTCCACTTTCTATCCAGCCGGTCGATTGACCGGATTAGCTTCTCAACCTCGGCCTGATCGCGCATGTTCACGGCCAGCGGTAGCATGTGAAAGTGGCCGCTTGTGCCTAGTCCGTGCGTTGACTTCCACGCCTTGACGCGCTTACCAAGCCCGCCAACGCCCTCACCGGCTATATACAGCACGTCGCCCTGCTTAGTCTCAATGCCCTGCCA